TTTAAAAATTCTTTTATGATTTGCTCGTTTGTCATTGTATTTTTTCCTTTGTTACTTGTTTATTTATTTGAGCAGTTTTTAGACTTGCTCAGGTCTACAATTTAACTATTTATTGACCAGTTTATACCTCCTGTATATTGAATCATTTGAGCTTCTAGATGCTTGATTTCTTGTTTATATGCTCTTCTTTTCTTCTGAAGAATATCTTTGTTAATTTCAGGCATATATACTCCTGCTTCGATTTGTGCAACTGTTAATTGTCTTTTCCTTAATTGTGTTTTAATGCTAAG